CTGTAAAGTGAAGGTAGGGTTGAAGCTCAGCTTGCTTGTCTGGCATAGTAAAGACGATATCATGCTTGGCAAAGTATTCGGAAACATTCACAATATTAAATTGTGAGAAATTCGGATTAACAGAGCCGTTGCAATCATCTCCATAGGTCATCATTGATGCAACATCACGAAATGCTATATTTTTCTTAGGATAAATTCCACAAAAAGCACATCGTAACATCAAAGAATTACCAATAGAATTGATATAAACCGTCAAATTATGCCCTGAAGGGGATGTACCAAGAAACTGTAACAGATCACCGTTATAAGCGGTAACTGGATAACAGATATCAGTAGCAATCCCCTCCATAATCTTTAAATCATCAGAAGTATAATTTAAAGATACCTGCGCAATCGAAATAAGCACCTTAAAAGATGCCAAATTAATCTGCGCAGGCATACGGGTATCGTATTTCCCGTAATCACCAGCAAGCATATTATCACCATATTTCTTCATGTATCTAACCAATTGATCCCATTCAGGACCTTGGGCATTGACACCTACAGCACACTCAAATAAAAGAGGATGCATAGAAATATGTCTGCAAACTGGCAAAAAATATTTCCTTACGAGAAGTTGGAAAGCTAAAGGTGCGCCTTGAAAAACACGCACTTTATCCTTACTTAATTTTGTAGGCTCATCCTTAAGACAAGCTTTAAAAATAGGATAAGCTCTCTCTCCTCGCAAGTAAGCAAGCTCCATTTCCTCAGCATGCACCAAGAACTTCTTGTCCAATTCAGCGGGACAATTAAATTCTGGGTAATGCTCAGGATCCAAATACGTAATGTATGCGGACTTCGGACCAGTCAGAGGATATCCTGCAGATGTAGAAGGTACTATTTTATCTAAAAAACGTTTTCCATCAACACCACACAGGGTTTCCATTTCTGTTAAAGGTCGGATGTCTTTCCGCAAACTTGGAGAATGCTCAAGATGGTAAAGAACAGGCTTAAGATAATCTTTCACAGCCCATTCTAATTGTAACGGCGGCAAACCAGCACTAGGCCTCGATGTATTAATCAAGGTATCGCGCCAAGGTTTCCAAAATTGCCGATTGCCATCAGCATCCTTAGGAGCAAATTTGGGTGCACCCCAAATACAGGGTACACCCATAACTTCCTCTACAAGCGGAGATATAGGAGTTTTGGTCACGAGGCTAGAGACATTAGTAGTCTTACCTTCACACGATCCAAAAACTCGCATTGATCCTCCATTTTCGAGGAAGTTAACGGGAGAACGAGGCGACAACTCGTCTCCCTTAAAAAACTGGACATCATACAACTTAGTTGGCATGACACCTGAACTTTTAGAAATAAGAATCGAATCATTTTTCTTAAGTTCAGTAATAGCATCTAACAACTTTTGTTGAGTTAGATATCCAGCAGCACCTTCTCTACCAGCACCAGCAAGATGAAACCCTAAAATAAAAGGAATTCGTGTTTCAGCAATCAATGTCGCCATACACAATCCATTAAAGGTTTGTTCTCGCATCTGATAGAGGTAACCGTCATAACGGTCAGTCGCGGTGTTGATGGTTCTTGCATAATCGGTACGAATGGTTTCCTCCAAAAAGGTACCATCCTTACGTCTATAGACGATCCGTGCAAGAGCCCCAGGTACAGAAGCAGTAGGAAAAAAGCTAATCAAATCTCTCCACTCTCCTCCAGAAGGAATATAAACCAAAGATAGGTCTTGTCCAACGAAGTTATATGAGAGTTTTTTCGAGATGATACACTTGAAGTCTCCTCCAAGATTTTCAGCTCCATACTTACAAAACTGTACCTCTAACTCGTCCTTAATCCACATATGCTGCGGAATAAGAGCAAGATTATTCCCAACAAAAAATGCATCACTGCATGGAACACCATCATCAGCATTAAGAATTCTAAAATACAAAAGATTTCTCTTTACTAGATGGGTAAGTTGGGAAAACGAAGTATTACGTTCAATCACAGGCAATTCTGTCATAACAGGGTTCGACCAAGGGTTCTTTTCAGCATCCCTC